TATAATATTATATATATTAATAAAAAGCAGCGCACTCACCTTCTGATTTTTATTACCATTACCTGCCTCCCTTGAATTTATTATTACCTGCCTCCCTTGAGCATTCGGAGGTTTTATCACAAAATTTTAAAGTACTTTGATACAGTGAAATATACATCACATAATCACCAATGCGCTGTGCATGCAGTCGTAGTGGAAGGTCTTAACGATCGAATACAACGTATCGACGAAGGCCAGACAGAGTTGAAACTTACGGTTCAGAATAACCATAACGAAATAGTTGATAGCATTAAGTTCATGTTTACAGAATTCAAGAAGTCACTCGAACGAGATCACGGGCGCATTGACGCTGAAATTGATGAACTGAAAATTAAGCAAGAGAAAATGAATGACATTATAACAAATATGCGCATGAAGATATACGCATTTCCGATAGCAGCGGGTACACTTGCTTGGGCTGCCACACTCTTTTCTCGCTTTCTCAATTAGGGGCTATTATGGCTACATACACTGATTCATCACCAAAATAACCGGCACCCCGGTAGATGTTGTAATTGGTGTATCTACAGATTTAGTAGAGTTTAAGTCCGCTGAGAATAAATACTGGACTAAACCATATTCGAATAGGAATTTATAATGGCAAAGATGACTAAAGCTCGACGCATTGAGCGCATGCTCTCTCAGATGGATGACATGAATTACAATCCTCTTGAAGAGCTTATTAAATATGCAAAGCACAGTGCCACTGACGCGAAGACTCGTGTCCGAATTGCCACTGAACTTATGCAATACACATTTCCGAAGCAGAAGGCTATCGAGGTTGATCAGAACCAAGGCCAAGCTGTTACGTTTAATTTTGATCTGTCTGGTGAGCAGACTACTGCCACACTCGGAGCATAAGCATGGCTGGAATTAATCGTTCTGTTGAAATCCCCCAAGAGTTTCTTTTGATTCGACCTCCGGAACGCGAGCCTCGAACAGACTTGCAAGAGATCTTGAAGCAGCTTGAATCCTCTGGTCGATATGGTATTCAGAAAGGTAAATACCTTGGTGCTTACCAGATGGGACCTGGAGCTTTACAGGATACAGGCTATATACGGTCTGATGGATCTTGGACTGGGAAGCACGGTATCGATTCTGCAAAAGACTTTTTGAACAATCCTCGAGCACAAGATGTTGCTCAGACAGAGTGGTTCAATGTACTCGGTGACCGCATCCGTAGACGCGGTACTGATGATTACATTGGAACTACAGTCTCTTCCGATGCCGGTGACGTTCGCGTTACTGCGGATGGGTTGAAGATGGCTTCACATCTAGTTGGTGATAAAGCGATGCATGATTGGCTCGCGGGTAAGCGTGAAGAGCCTAAAGATGGGAACGGTACTCCAGCTTCTAAATATTTAAAACTTGGTGAATAGTGCGACACATTGCGTAGCGGATGATTTGGGTGATATTGGCGCAGTACCTACTGGAGGCATGGTGGGGCATTTAATTAAAACATCGAGGAGACGCGATGACAACGTATGAATTGCTGAGACGTATCAAAGTGTATGCGCCGCTTATCGAGATGATGGCTTGGGCACAGCGAGAGTGTACATGCACAGAAAAACAAACGTGTACCAACTGCCATATTACTTCTCTTTATCATGAGCTGGATGATATTCTGCGAGAGGCTGGTAAATATGCCCTCTAATATTTTCCACAAGCCCGAAGAAGGTTTTTACGGCTACAAAGCGAACAGAACCTTTGCTCAGTTGCACACCGATAAGAATCCTTACCTGTTTGTGCGGGGACCTGTAGGATCTGGTAAATCCACTGGCTGCGTAATGCATGTCTTTATGAATGCAATCAAGCAGAAACCGGACTATAAAGGTGTTCGTAAGTCTAGGTATATGATCGTTCGTGCTACGTATCCGTCTTTGAAGACAACGATTGTAAAGACGTGGCTTGAGTACTTCGGTGACTTTCTTAAGATCACCTATGATACTCCTTTTAAAGGTCTGCTTCAGCTCGAACTGCCGGATGGCACTTCTATTCGAATGGAGCTTAACTTTCTCGCAGTTGCAACAGAAGAGGATATTGAGAAACTTCAATCTTACGAGGTAACAGGAGTCCATGTTAATGAAGGTCATGAAATTGATCCTTCTGTTCTTAGGATGCTTAAGTCTCGCTACGGTCGCTACCCTGCTATGCGTGATGGCGGGCCAGTCGATCCGTTTATTCTTCTGGATTATAACTCCGTAGATACAGAGCATTGGCTCTATGAGATGGCAGAGGTTGTCCCTGATGATCCGCCGCCTGGTATGTACGATGATGGCGGTAAGCTAAAGAAGCACACGTTTTACGTGCAGCCCCCAGCGATGATCGAAATTAATGGGCAGCTTGTTGTTAATCGTGGACAAGACCCTAACGTTCCTGCTGCGGATAATGTCGAGAATCTTCGTGATGATTATTACACAGACATGGTTGCAGGTAACGACCCGGACTGGGTGAATGTTTATATCCTGAATAACTACGGTCAAGTTCGATCTGGTAAGCCTGTCTATAAAGAATACACAGATGACGTACATTCTGCGACACAGTTTCTTAAGCCGCTACATGGTGTACCCCTCATCATCGGAGTTGATCAGGGTCTTACGCCCGCAGCAGCTTTTTGTCAGCTGTCTCCGACCGGAGAGCTTTTGATCCTTGATGAGATCGTAACTGAAGATTGTAGTCTTCGAGAGTTCTGTGAAGATCACTTGAAGCCAAAGCTTGTCAATAAGTTTAAAAAGTTTGCGAATAACTACACGATCGTAATTGATCCAGCCGCACTTCAGCGAAGTCAGAACGATGCGAAAGCTGGTGTTGAGATGTTCAGAGAGGCAGGTCTTAACTATAAGATCGCTAGAACAAATGCGGTAGCACAACGTCGTGAAGCTGTTGTTTATTTTTTGCGACGCCGCAACGGTCTTCTTCTTTCTCCTGCTTGCAGATACCTACGCAAAGGTTTTATTTCTGAGTACAAGTACGAAGAGCTTCGGGGTTCTTCTGCTGGAATGTTCAAAGAAAGACCGGCTAAGAATATTTATTCCCACGTTCATGATGCACTTCAATATGCTGCATTAGAATTGAATATACCAAAACGAAAAAAGAATTTCAAGCGATCTACTCGTCAAGTGGCGAGTGCGGTCGGAGGATACTAAGATATGGTTACAGAGAATATCGAATCCAAGGGTACAATCGACGACGCTCCTGTCGTTATGCTTGAACCTCAAGATACGAAAGAATTCCTCGATACAGTAAAAGACGAGATTAAGGCTTCTCCTTCTGCTTCCGAACCTAAGGAAGTGATGGGTGATGAGATGGCTCGCGTTGTTCGTGAAAAGTACGATGACACAAAGGCACTGCGAAACGAACTTGAGCAGCGCTGGCTGGATGATCTTCGTCAGTATCGTGGTGTTTATTCTCCTGATGTTCTTCAGAGGATGCATCCGAAACGTAGTAAGGCATTTATTCGTCTTAGCCGCACAAAGGTTAAGACAGTTGACAGCCGTCTCTCTGACTTCCTGTTCCCCGCTACTGGTGAGAAGAACTGGAACATCGAGCCGACTCCGATTGTCTCTTACACTGAAGAGCAAATCGCAGAGCTGTATCAGATGGTTCTGCGGCAGACTGGTAAGGAGCCTTCTCCTCAAGAATTGCAGTTGATCATGAATGACTCTGCTAAAGAGAAGTCTCGTAGGATGACTACGAAGATCGAAGATCAGTTGGCTGACCTGCGTTACCGTGAAGTTATGAAAGAGGTTATTCACAATGGTAATGTCTATGGCACAGGCGTTCTGAAAGGACCCATGGTTAACATCAAGGAAGAGTCTCGTTACGGAATGGATGAAGAATCCGGTAATTGGATGATTCAGACTTTCGATAATCTGACCCCCGTCATTGAGCCGATTGCCATCTGGGATATTTTCCCTGATCTGTCTGCTACAACAATTGACGACTGCAACTTTATTATTCAGCGCCATAAGATGAGCAAGCACAAGCTGCTTCAGCTCGCCAAGCGCGGTGATTTCGACAGCCAGAAGATTCATAACTATGTGAAGATGGAAGCAACCGGTGACTTCGAAGATGAGTACTTCGATATTGAGCTTCAGGCTCTCGGCGGTCTGCATAAGTCTTCTGTAGATAATCGTAAAGAAAGCAAGAAGTATGAAGTTCTTGAGTACTGGGGTTTCCTTGATACTGTAGATCTGGAACAAGCTGGCGTCACCATCCCTGATAATAAGCGTGGATCTGTACAGCTGGCTGCGTGTATCTGGGTTTTGGGTGATCACGTGATCAAAGCGTGCCTTGCACCGATTGATGGTGTCAAGTGGCCTTACTTCTTCTATTACTACGATAAGGACGAGACCTCCATCTTCGGTGAAGGTATCCCGTCTATCATGCGTGATGTTCAAGAGCTTATTAATGCATCCTTTAGAGGAATGCTTGATAACGCTGCGATCTCTGCTGGACCTCAGATCGAAGCCAATATGGATCTCTTGAACGATGACGAAGACCCGACGGACGTGTATCCGTTTAAAGTCTGGCTCAGAACTGGCGCAGGTGCTGATGCTACCGCTCCCGCACTTCGAGTTTTCGATATTCCGTCGAACACTCAGGAATTCCTCCTGATGAATGAGGCGTTCGAGAAGTATGGTGATGAGGTTACCACCATCCCGCGTTATATGTGGGGTGACAGCCCAGGTTCTGGTGCTGGTCGAACAGCCTCTGGTCTCTCTATGATGATGGGCTCTGCTAATATCACGATTAAAGACCAGGTTAAGAATTTTGATGACGGTATTACTAAGCCGTTCATTACTGCAATGTACCACTGGAACATGCAGTTTGGAGACAATGAGGAAATCAAGGGCGATTATTCCGTACAAGCTAGCGGTTCTAGTTCCTTGATTGCAAAAGAAGTTTATTCAAATAGCTTGATGCAGTTTGCAAACCTGACAGCCAATCCTAACTTTGCCGCTATGGTTAAGCAGGACAATTTGTTGCGCAGCATCGTTGAAGTTCTTGATCTCAATGACAAGAGTCTGATTAAGACTGATCAAGAGATCGCAATTGAGCAGCAACAAGCGCAGCAGCAGGCACAGCAGCAGCAGCAGTTCATGTCTAGTGTCATTGAATCTGCTCGTGAGCACGGTGTGTCGCCCAAGGATCTGCTCGACCAGAGCCAGGCAGTCATGAATCAAATACAAGCTACACAAAATCAGAACAGGCAGCAAGGGTAATGCGAGAAAGCCAGAAGAGATTAATGCTTGAAAAAGCAATTAGAGCTAATGCCACGTCTCTCGACCAGAAAAAGGTTGTTGAGTACATGAAGCTCCTCTTGAATCGTGATCTGATTCAGTGGATGTCTGGCGTTGAGTCTCGCGATCCTGAACGTCTTCGTGGCGAAGCTGCTATTCTGAAAGATCTTATACAGATTTTGTCAGATACTCAATTTGAGTTAGATGAAGGAGACGCAAATGACAGAAGAAATTAAAAATGAAGAAGTCTTCGATGCCGAAGCTGCCTTCCTCGACGCCGCCACCGATGTAATGGATGACGATACGGAGTTGGAAGATACAGTTGACGTCGACGAGACTGATGAAAATAAAGAGTCCGAAGACGAAGAGGTTCAGGATGACGTTTCTGAAGAATCTTCCGAGGACATTGATGACACCGATGGGTCTGAGATAGATGAACAGTCGGCAGCGACCGATTATAAAGCGTTGTATGATCAAGTAGCTGCTCACAACGCGACTCTTCAAACTAATCTTACAGACATCGAATCCAGGTTTAACTCCTGGAAAGGTCGAGTTGAAGCTGAGCAGCGACGTGCTGCTGATGAAGCAGTCAAGGCTGCGAAGGAACCTGTTAAGCAAGAGGTTGATCCCGAATTAGAAGATCTCATGCTTGAGTATCCTGATCTGGTACCGTACGTCCAGAAGCTTATCGACAATAAAGTGTCCAACCATGTTTCGGGAGTTGAGGAGCGTGTTGCTCAATTCATCGAGCAACAGGTTAGACCAATCGCTACTCGCATACAAGAGTCTGAGGTAAGCGCACATACCCGTGCGATTGAAAAAGCTCACCCTGATATGGGCAAGATGATAGCCGACGGATCTCTGGATCAGTGGATTGATTCTCTGCCTGCTTACCAGCAGCTTGGCGCACGTCAGGTCTGTGATCACGGTACTGCCCAGGAGGTCATCAGCTTGTTTGATAACTTCAAGGCATCCACAGGTAAGAGCGAACTTAAATCTCCTAGTAAAAAACAAAAAGCCACACCTACTACAACTAATGTAGATAAACTTAAGGATGCTCTTTACGTCAAGTCCGATCCTTCCGAGGTTAAGACCGACACTAAGAAGTCCGAAGACGACCCGAACAAAATCTTTGCGATGGCCGCTAAAGAAATTATGCGGGAAGAAATGGCTTAAAGGTAATTAATTATGTCTATGACTACTACTGGGGATATCAGCAACCGTACTGCCGTTTACGCAGTGGCCCGCATGCTTTACCGCGCCACTCCGTACCTGGTCTTTGAAAAGTTCGGTCAGACTTATGTCCTCCCCAACAATTCCACGAAGGTCGCCAAGTTCCGCCGCTTTGAGGCACTTGACGCCACTCCCAACACCCTCACTGAAGGTGTTACCCCGACTGCTAAGACTCTCTCCGTCTCCGACGTTGAGGCCCCTGTGGTCCAGTACGGTGACCTGGTCACCATCACTGACGTTGTTAACGACACCAACGAAGATCCCGTCCTCAAGGAAGGTACTGAGATCCTCGGTGAGCAGGCCGCTGAAATGATCGAGAACGTTCGTTTCGGTATCCTGAAAGCTGGTACCAACGTGTTCTATGCCAACGGCATCAGTCGCTCTGACGTTAACACTCCGCTGACTCGCGCATTACAGCGCAAGATCACTCGCTTCCTGAAGGGTCAGAAGGCTCGCATGATCACCAAGATCGTTCGTTCCACTCCCTCCTACGGCACCAAGGCCGTTGCTCCTTCCTTCGTTGCTATCTGTCACCCCGATTGTGACTCCGATATTCGCGACATGGACGGTTTCAAGGATGTGATTGACTACGGTTCCGTCTCCCCCTGGGAAAACGAAATCGGTTCTTGTGAAGGTGTTCGTTACGTTTACTCCACCATCATCACCCCCTGGGAAGATGCTGGCGGTGCTTACGCCGGTTCCGGTACTGACATGATCTCTACCACCGGTATTAACGCTGACGTTTACCCGATCCTGTACGTCGCTCGTGACGCTTACGGTATCGTGCCCCT